CCCAATCAGGATTAATAAAACCACAAGCTGACCATAATGCATGATGAAATCGCAACTTAGGATCATAACCATAATCAGGATTTGACATATACCAATTATCCTCTTCCAGGCCATAATTCCAACCAGAAGACCAAGCATCAACTATATTTGTCACACCAACCAATTTTGCATACTCTTCATCACGTGGTCCATCGACGCAAACTGTCTGATAATTGTATTCTTCTTGAGAATAATGATCATGATAACTCAGTTTCTCATTTTCCACAGCTTCGTCTATATTCAATTCTTGTTGCATCATCCGAATCAAATCCTTATCAACAACTTGACATGGCATATCATTAATTGAAAAAGTACATTCTATCATTTCCTCAATTTCAAATATAGTGTCAATACTTATATTATACATAATAGAGAACTGTTGATAAGTATCATAACCCGGGTAACAAACCGTGCCTCCTTGAATCCGATAAGGGTTCAACTCTTTATGGTCATAATGTGGCTTAAGGCCCAAATCCTCAGCCGAGTCACAAATCGCCCGAAGTAATGACCCCAAAATAGGTATATGCCCTGCTACAGGCAATAAACCGCGTGCGCGACCATAATTTAGTCTCTGCCAAAATTTCTTATGATGATTATTATAATTCATGCCAAATTTTGACATGATTCTAAAAGGAGAAACACCCCATCTATAAACACCATCAACTTTCCAGAAACGACCTGAACAAAAACTAGCTGTTTCCATGCTATCATGACGTATGATTTTGACATCCATGCCTAGCTCTTTGTACTTTGTTACTATAACGTCATCGCTTAAATCAATCTGGGATGCAACAACATTGTCATCACCTAACACCAACATTTTAAAATCTGAATCCCACGTATAATCAAAAACATACATAACAATAAGAACATTAAGTAAACTATTAAAGGCTGAAGTCCATAAATCACCTGAACGCCTCGCATGGTCCATCTTTAAATAAACCTTCCGTGAGCGATCATATCCTGTTACATTGTACCATTGCTCTTCCAACCATGCAAATTCATCTGGTAAATTCCCAAAGCATGTTTTCAAGAAAAATAACTCCAAAGCCAGAAAAGTTTTGTGTAAACTACCATCCCAACCAGTCACATCCATTTCATATTTAAACGGGAAAGCATCCATGAAATGAGCGAAGCAACCTACTTGATCAGGATTCGACTTAGAAGTATAGAAAATATTAGATTCAAAACTGAACTGTTTGGCCAACAAGGCTCCAACCTGATTGAAAAACTGAGCAAATTTAGCAACCACTTTTTCATTCCTAC